GCGTTCTTTGATCCATGGTCCATGATTGCTGGAAATTCGACCACGTGCCACTGATCAGCTTTTGTTTCTTTTTGATTCTGTATAAGTTTACCAGTCAGATCCTTGTTGGACCATCTGGTCATTACTAAAATAATCTTGCCACCAGGTTGTAAACGTTGACGTGGACCTGATGTGTACCACTCGTAAGCTGATTCAAGAGCCGAGGGACTTAATGCGTCCTGCTCTGAATGTGGATCATCTATAATTAATAAATCAGCACCACGTCCAGTGATCGCACCACCGACACCGGCGGCGAAGTATTCACCACCCTGTGCAGTCTCCCAACGTCCAGCTGCCTTTGAGTCCTCTTGTAATCTTGTTTGAAAAATTTTTCCGTAGTCCTCACTATCAATTAAATTTTTTGCTTTACGACCAAACCTTACAGCGAGTTCACCTGTGTGCGTTGCCTGTATAATCTTTAACCGTGGCTCACGGCCCACCATCCATGCTGGTAGCAAGTAAGATGCAAATTCAGATTTTGTATGCCTAGGAGGCATATTAATGATCAATCGGTTTATTTCACCCGTTGCTAATTTATTAAATTTTTCTGCGATGTGCCTGTGATGGGACCCCTCTATAAAGTCGGGCCACATACATTTGACAAAAGACAAGAAGTCATTTTTAGCTTTGTTCTGTATCTTTTTTTCAGCAAGCAGAAGTTGCATCTGCTTGAAGGTCTTACGAACATCTGCAGGTAATTTTTCGATATTTACCTTATTCAAGTCCATGGTACCAATATGTTTTCAGTATACACGAATGTGTAAAACATGCAATACAACCTAGAGTAGTGGGACCCCTTTTTACAAAAAGGGGGGATAGGGTCAAAGAAAGTTTGGATTTTTGGATTTGGTTCGGGACCCCTGGCCCGTTAGGGCCAGGGGTAGAGAGTTAGTCGATTAGTTTATAATATGCATCGACATTGTTTTTCATAAACCATTCTCTGCCATGGTTCATACGTCCATAGTTCTCGTTGATCTCATCTTGTTTTATCTGGTCGTATCTTAGTGCCTCTTCCATAGTTAATTCAACACTAACACCACTGAAAGGATTGGTTCTTGTTATTGTTTCTTTCTCAGTCATATCTTGGATAATATAGGATAAGTCAATCATTGTCAATCTCTTTTTTCAATGGTCCACCTATTCCAACGAGTGTCATTCTTTACAGGGTTCTTGATCGGTGTTTCAAGAGCCTCGCGTCTTGGTGCTATTGCAATTATACTAGTTATGTGCTCTCTAATAAAATCAAACAAACAAGATTGATTACAAAAATACTGCCACATATAATATTCTGGATAACGAGTTCTATAACTATCACCTAAACCAATCTTAATAGTTCTTAAAACTTTATTGCCCTTGCTACCTCTCACTCTTGATTGTGTATGTTTAGTATGGCAACTCGGACCATGACACCAATTAAAAGTCATTAGTGCCTTACTTTCCAAGATGTAGTCGCAGTTCTATATCCATGTGCGTCTAAATCATAATAAACATAATAAGGGACACCTTGTTTTGATGTACCATATCTGCTTTTCTCGTCATGTTTGCCTTGTCTTGTTATG